CCGCCGTAGTCAGTACCAGACCAGCCAGAATTGGCTTCGATGTTTACGTAAGGTCCAGCGAAAGCAGGAGTTGCAGCCACAAAAGCGGCAGGGAGGATAGCAAAAATTTTTTTCATTATCTAAGTTGTTTATTGTTTAGAAATTTACGTTTGAGTTTTCAAGCTTTGTCATCACCTCTTGGCGATAAGCAGGGTCACGGTCATAACGTGGGTCTTGCATTGCTGCCACCACTTCAGCCTGACTCTTGAATCCTTTTACTGTTTCTGATGGAGCCTTACCTTGCAGTAGATTTCCGTCTACACCAACAGCATCTTTGAACCGATACGATAAAGCTTGCATTGCAAAATATGCAGCGTTCATATCACCTGAATCGATAACAGAATCATACATATTAATTTCATTATCATTCAGATTTTGACCAGCCCACTGAATCATTTCATTGTAGGTTTTATCACCTCCAATAGAAGCTTTCAGTGTCTTTGCTGCTTCTTCAGTAATCGGTTGTTTCTTGTTTGAGTTTCTATATTCCAGATACATCTTTGCAAGATCTTCTGGCTTTGAATTAGATAGTTCTTTTAAAGTTTCTTCTGTGTATTCACCTTGTTCATCCCAAAGACGATCAAACAACGATGCTTTAGAAGTCTCTTCAGTTGACTCTTCTGTGTCTTCAGGTTCTTGAGTTGTCTCCTCTTCCTTTGGACTACCTAATTTTTTTTGGAGTTCGATGTAAGCAGCTTCTAGCTCTTCAGCATTTTTGTATTTACCTGCAAGCCTTTTATCTTCTGCCTCCTGCATCCCCTCACCAATCTGCAGTGACTCTTGTTCATCTGCATTTAACTCTCCCTGATTCTCATCAGGAAGCATAGACAATACTTCAGCCATTAATTATTTTATTGAATAGGTGGTTGTTGTTGTTGCGCTGCATCAGCTGCTGCCATTTCACCATTTTTTGATGGATCCATTGCAGGTGTCTTCATCGCCTCAATATTCAGTTGCTGTTGTTGCATCGCCATTTGTTGTTGTTGAGCAGCCATTGCTTCTTGTTGTACTTCTTGCATTGAACGTACAAGATTCAGTACATCAATACCTTGTGCTGCAGCAAGGCGTTTGATTACCTCATCAGTATTGATGAATGTATTGATCACTTCGGGGCCGAGAGTCTGAGCTAAAATTGTTAGGAACTGTCCTAGGCTTTCTCTATCCTGGCCCCGTCCAAGTGCATTGATACCAGCGACAATTGTTGGTTTAACAATGTCCTTCGGAATCTTTGGTATATCACCACTTCTTTGGGCGTCACTCAGTTTGCGGTTCAGATAAGGTACAAGGAAATCAACAGTAAGTAGACTGAATAATCCACCAAGTTGACTCTCCAATTCAAACTGAGTCATACGAACTTCTTCAGCTGTTGTGCGTTCCGATTGTCTAATGTTTAAGACTAGGAATGCCTCACTCAACCTACGTTCAAGTGTTGTTGCCATTTCAAAAGCTGTTCTGAAATCAGCAGTCTTACCTACTTGAATTACACCAATGTCATCTGGTCTACCTTGAATGATTGCTCCATTGCCTGCCTGTGCAAGTGTGGAGGGTTTTGTTGTACTTGATGGTGATACGGTAAATACAACTTTTGCAGCTGCTGCAGAGCCTTCTACAAGTGCCTTTGACAATCCCTCAAGGGACTTCAAATCACCAATGAACTGACCTACTCTGCCTCTACCGTAGCCTTCACCATCGACAGTATTGAACCTCAATGGAATCCAAGGATTGATATCTAAAGGTGCTTTACCTTTTGAATCTTTCAGTACTGTATCGTGTACCTCTTGGTGCCATACAAATCGGTTGTTGTCACGTTTAATATGCGTGTAAACATCAACATCATCCGACTTCATGTCTTCTTCGTTTACACGATCTAAAACCTCTTTCGGTAATTGTTTCTGAATGAGTTCTTTATCGATACATTCTTTTGTGACTATTTCAATCACTTGACCGTACCCATCTCTTTCCACTACGTAGCGGTTCAGAGGATATACCTTAAGTCCATGCTTACTCATATAGACGAGAGCATTACCACCGACTACCAAATGTAGTAGTGCTTGATGTACAGCTACTCGATCATCAGAAGCAGAGATAGAATCAAGAATAATTCGTTCTACCTTTGCAAAAGATAAGTCAAGTTCTGACTTCATCTCAGGAGGAAATTCTTCACCGAGCTGACTTTCGTCTAATTGTAGTTTGAAGAAACTTGTCTGAACAGGTAGCAAAGCAAGCATTAATTTACTTGCAAGTGTTACAACTCCTTTTGCACCAACTGATTGGTACGGTGTATTGAGTTGCTTCATACCTGTCATGTGTTCTTCATGACCTCTGATTAAGTATGGAAGAGTAAGCTCTGATGCTTGCCGTGCTTCTTCTAGAAATTGTGAACGGTCGCTTGATAAATGGTCATACCTTGTTCTTGCTGACATTTTTTATACGTTCATGTTTTTAATCCTTAGACCTTCTCTACCAAATTGACCGGCCATACCTTGACGTCTAATTGTCTGTATTGCAGGATTATTTGATTGAGGTGCACTGACACCCATAGAAGATGCTCTTGTATTTGGTGTTTGCTGTGACCTAAGAGTATTTGTCATCTGTGAAAGAGTACTCTCATAAGATTTCTGTTGTTCCAGCATCTTGCTATTTAAATTTGCCATCTGGCTAGCGAATGTATCAACCAGATTTTTGTTGGCATTCATTGTCTGCTGTGTAAACCTTTCCATTTCAGCATCAGCAACCATTTGGTCGTAAAGACCACCGCCACCGGGTTGATTATTTGTACCAGGACTAAACTTGTCAAAGTTCTGGCCAACCCAATTCAACAATTCTTGAGCTGTCATCCCTTGCTGCTTATGATGATAGTAATCAGCATGTCCGAAATACTTGTCAGATTCCGAGAAAGTTCCCCTTGAAATATCCATTAGTTTTCCTCCATATATTTAATGATCCATTCAACGACACTCCGCTGACCAGACCGGTACATAATTTTTTCCATGTTGTCTTCAGGACTAGGGTTGATTGGTGGGAATGTTTCTTCTAATTGATTGATCAAACCACGGGCTTGCATGCCTACGGTTTCAAGCATATTGAGGGAGGTTGACATTGCTGTGCTCAAAAAATGCAGGGACTCTGCTCGCCTTTGTAAATGACAGTTCAGGTGCTTTACCCTGATACATCAGGTTGTCACTCTGATCTAGCCAGAATTTTCTATTTAATTTTTTGTCCGATGCTCCGTATTTCAACGGTTGCATTACCCAATTGATCGTTGCTTTACGTAGCTTGTCTAGGGATGGACTGATGTCCAGTCCGAGTTCTTTGCAGACGATGCTGTTCGTTGCAACATGGATTTGCTCGTCCCTTGAGATGTCCGCAGAGACTGTTCGCATACCACTGTCACCATTAGCTCTAAAGAACGGGAGTAGTACAAAGAAAATCGCACGCTCCGCAACCATCGCTTTGGTGATCGTGTGATCAGGATGCGCAATCCAAGCTTGTTGTAACGCCAAGGCTTCTTTTTCAGCTTGTGCGTCAACGCCATAAGCATTGGCGATGTAACCAAGTGCCACGTCGTGGTTCTCTTCATCCCGTACATTTGAGAGCAGTAGGTCTCTGGCGAGCGGCGGTACATCAGAGGTAAGAGCATCGGTAATAAAATCTCCAACGGGTAGTTCCATGTGTCGCAGAGCTAAGGCACGGTAAATAGTTTCTTCAGCGCCTTCTTTTACAGGTCCTGCTTCTGTTTGGACTGGTGTCCACTTACGCTTGCGCGCTAAAAGTTTTTCATAAGGGTTCATTCTTGACAATCACATGCGGGTTCATTATTTAAAAGTGACGCAAGATAATCATCAACATCGCTATCGTCTAAAGCAGCATAAGCATCCGACTTATCTTGTGTGTCCCCCATTACCTGTAGTGAGTAATAGAGGGATGTTTGCGGAGACCTGAGCCACTCTTCGATAAAGGCGTTGTCATACGTGACAACATCACTCCAACTGTTGAAGCTATACCCGTGAAGAAGTCCTGTTCGATTGAGCAAAGTCATGATGCCATCAGCAACACGTTTGTAGTTTTCCCAACCGACTTCACTAGCGATTTCTACATCGCCATATTCATATGTTTGTACACCGAACGTACCGCTGTCGCGGTCTACTGTCCTACCAACTGGTGGTGCAATTTCTGGTGTACTGGTGTAACCATCTAGATCTTTACTCCTGTAACTGCAGCTAGCAGTAGGAGCAATAGCAAAGGCACGTACCATATTATTGTCACGTGCGATTGAGGCTGCTTGTTCAACTCCCGAAGCAATCTGTTCGACAAGTGCAAAAGAAGGAGAGGTGATAATTTCTCCGTTGTTATATTGCTCTAATGCCTTACCGAACTGCTCGTAAGTTACCCCGTACCTCCGTAAGAGATTGGCAAGCCCGAGCATTCCAAGTCCAACTTGTCTGTCAACGTCTGAGGTGAGATATTCTCCTGAATCGCCAACACCAGTCCTACCGTGGAGTTCACACAGTTCCTGCATACCTTGAACGAAAGCTTTTGGGATGTCCCCGTACACACAGGCACCCAAGTTGATATGTTGCAACAAGCAACTGCCGCGTGAGGGCAGATATACTTCAAGGCATACATTTCCTCGGATTCGATTACCTTCATTGTCATACTTAACTTTGTTTAGCCAGATGTCGCCTGATTTGATTCCATAAAGCAAGTCTTGTTTGAACTTGCAATCTCTCCACCACTCATCTGTGATGTTGATACACCTTTTGACCCATGGTAGTTCTGATCTAGGTGTAGTAATGAACTCCAGGGAGTCCGGGTGCGAGAGATCGAGGTGAAGAACACACGCTCCATTTTTATAATGACCCCCGCGTCGGATGATTTCATTTAGTGTTGAATAGATTTTGCCGAAAGAAACTGGGCCAGATGCAGTAAGTCCCTTTCCATTTTCTGTACCTTTGGGTCGCAGTTTCGACAAGTGGACCGCGCAGCCTGCTCCAAATCGCAGAGCATGACTGACAAATCTCCAGCTTGCTTCGATTCCATTTGGTCCTTCCATTGAGTCTTCAACAACGAAGACAGTGCATGAAACTGGAAGCCGTGACTCAGGATTGTCGAGCCACGATTGCACACGTCCAGTGCGTGAGATATATGATGTGGTCATTCGATTATTAGATCATTCAAATAAGGTGGTTTGTAATTCGGTCCTTTCAAGACCTTTCCATCAGCACGGTAGATAGGTTTACCATTCTCTCCAAGCTTGGACATATTTGACTCATGGACACGACGCATTGCTTCGTCTAAATCCCACTCCTGAGATGCAGCCATTTGATAGCAGACATATACAAGATCAGCTAATTCCTTAAGTTGTTCAGTTTCATCTTTAAAGTGAAAGGCTTCGTGAAACTCACTCCACTCCTCATCAATCAGTGCTTTCTGTACATCTCGTACTTCAATACCGCTCCGGCAAAGAGAATATGCTGCCCGGAACTCTTCCGCTTGGTCCATCAAGCTCTGTCTCTGCATATGCATGCTGTAGCTCATTTTCTAAATAGTGGATTGCTTTTTCTATGTCTTTTTCTTTGCTGTCTTTATGTCCAGCACGGCAGATGTACTTCACTGCACATCCAAGGTGATAATTTAGTTGCTGGTCTCTGATGAAGTCCCAGCATTCGATGCTGCCTCTTGTGTAGTAAGCGGGTGAATCGGCCATTGTTTTACTAGGTTGGATACGGTGTTTGCAAGAGCGAAATTCTGTCGCTGCAGTGCCATGAATAATGTAATGATGTCTGCTTTATCAGCCTCTGGTAGTAGATCTTCAAGCCTTCTCAGTTTGAATGATTGTTCTATTGTCGGCTCTATAATCGGCATCGGGGGACCATGGAATGACGGTTCGTTCGATTGGGTCATAATCAGTATGTTTAAGTATTCTTGCCAGCCTTGCATTTACTAAAGCGTCGTCTTCAGTTAACCCTTTATCTGTAAATGCTTTCACTACTGTCTTCCATGTATAACCATCTTCTTCAAACAAACTAACTGCTCTCTTAACACCAATACCAGGAACACCGCTGTATCCATCTGTTTGATCACCAGCTAATGTTTGAATTAGATGCCACTTCTCTCCCTCTTCAGGTTCGATAGTGGTTACTTCTTTCATGTCATATAATTTGCCAGGGATTTGACGCATGTCCTTATCAGGACTACAAATAATATTACCAACATTGGCTGTAGCATAAATGCCCATTGCATCGTCTGCCTCCAACTCCGGTAATCGAATGACTTCATATCGTTTCGATAATTCTGAGATAACTTTTTTGTATCCACATGGCTTCTTTCTATTTCGATGTCCCTTGTATTCCGGGAAAATTTTTTTCCTGAAATTTACAGAGTCACTGAAAAATAAAATTACTTTTGGAACGTCCCACATAAACTCTTGCTTGAGTCTTGTAAGGTCACGTTCAACCATTTTCATAGCTTCAGAGAAGCGGCTGACTACTGTAATGACATCATCACCCCAATCAATATCTTCTTCTGCTCCTGCACAGGCTTTATAAACTATAAAGTCTGCATCAACTAGAAGTTTCATCAATGCACCTCTGACCAGTCTTTACCTTGTTTGGCTTCTGCTTCAATTGGGATTCGTAAGTTGTAGTACTCTCCTGCCGCTGCAGCGCTAAATACCAAGGATGTTGATAAGTCGCCTGCGTGTTTTGGGTCGCACTCGAATTGTAATTCGTCATGTATAAATGCAAGCTGTGCAGCACACAGCCCTAATTGTGTAATTGTGTCGTTGTTAATAACCATCCATTTTTTTGCTACGCAGGCTGCCCCACTTTGCAAAAGGTAGTTTAGTGATTTATGTGGACTATCTACTTTTATAGGCCTACCGTCAACACTTAGAACCATTCCTTTTTCCTTTGCTTTCTTCTTGACTGCTTCCAAAAGTTCCGCAAGTCCATCAATCGCAGCAACAAATGCTTCTCTAATTTCTTTGCCTTTCTT